TTAGGTTCAAATGTTAAGCTAGATGAGACGTCAAATGTTTCTGTTGTTTGTGCACCTGCAGCAGTTACTACTTCATAATATGATGTACCAGATAGAGCAGAACTAAAATCAGATACTAATGGATTATAATATCTATCTACCCATTTCTTATCACCATCACTATCACCGGATAACCAACTACATAAATAAATTGGATTTATACCATCACTAAAAGTATTATTTTTTATTACTTCGCGTCGTTTAAATACTTTATCGGACATCAAAGGATTATCACCAGGTACGGCTCCTAAGTTATCAATTTTTGAATCTGCAATATTAAGAATAGTATATGGTGATAGTGAGTTAGGGGTAGTAAAATATGTTAACTTACTCGGTTTAAATTCTATATCATATGTACCAATATTATATGATAGTCCTATGTTATCATACCCGCCTATTTGATGTGATCCTGAATGAATTTTCTCATACACCCTATTTAAATAGGAAGGCTCAGAATTAAAATGATTATTCTCAGTATAATATTCACTTAATGTTGCTTGATTTTTTAATGGAAAAATATCAGCATGAGATACAATTTTATTATCTAGTTTATTTTGAAAAAAGTTATAGTTATTATTATAAACAAAATAGTTATTACTGATATGGTCTACAGTTGTTGAGGTGTTTAAGTTTACCGAATCAGTATTATATGTCGAACTATATTTACTATAACTATTTGGTATATATTTAAAATCTTTAGTTAATATTTTTCTGTTAATATCGAAGAAACTATCACTTAAATCTGCTACAGTATTTTGCCATGTACCTGGCGCTTTCATCGTTAGCGTATTAGAATCGTTTATTAATATATTAGCAGATGGTCCTGCGGTTACAGTTCCTGCTGGCTGATGGATCGCAATTATATCATTATCTAAATAAAATCTAAAATATGATGGACCAGCCGAAGTCCATCGTGCAGGAGTATCTTGATTATTAGGAGCACTTAGATAATATGTTATACTATTATATTCTTGACTAATACTAATTGTATGTTCACCAGGGTCTGTATTATTACTAGTAATTGCCGATAGACTACTAACAGTAAATGTAAAGAAAAATTGACTACTTAAATTACTAAAATCTGTTGAAGCTACAAATGTAGATGTTATCGAATCTACATCAGAGAAATCAGTTTTAAGGTACCTACCTCCATGTTGTATAGTAGTAGAAAAGGACTTAATTGATGTATCAGTATGTGGTATATTAAGCTCGGTTATAGTGGATAGCGGGTATAAATTAGTTAATGTATATTGTGTGTTAAAATTAGTTTGTTTATCTTTAGGGTCTTTATTAAAATAATATTGGTTAACTGTTAATCCGAAGTCAAAATTTTCTCTATATTTAGTAAATACTATTTTTGAGTCATGTATATGACTGTATTCTATTGGTGTAATAGATTTACTCTCTATAGGAATAATCCTCATCTCGTTAGCTTGTTATTTTTGTTCCTCTTAAGTATGAGTCTTTGTACAAGGAGGCTCGGTTGCCGCTCGACGCTTTAGTAATAATAAAGTATATTGTATCTCCTGGGCTTATTAAATCCATATAATTGAAATCAATGACTTGATTCTTAGTATCATTAGAGGACTTGAAGTCTCGTGTGGTCTTCACGTTATCATCAACATCTAGTATATTCATTCGTACATGTACGATTGGGGACTTGGCGAACCGGAAGTGACCTTGGAACAGTATTGTACTAGCAGCATATACGGCTGTGGTTGGATATGTAATTTCAAATCCTCTAATCCCGTTCAATTGAAAATTTGTTAAGTCTGGATTGATTGTCGACCAGTCTGCACCTGACGGTAAAATCCAAGGTACCTCGAGACACCTCCATCCGGGACGTTCTTATTATTTTTAACGTTAAAATTAACTGATTTAAGAACTGCTGATCCAGTGTTGAGTAGAATTGCATCGGCATTAGCGGTCACTTGAGTGTCGAGGTCGCCAATCTCGTCCACCCTGGCACTCAGTGACGTAATATCATCATAGTTCCTCTTCGCCATATCAATTACATGCTTTAAGTCTCCGTAAGTAAGATTCCTTCCATCCGTGGTGCCCGCCGTTGGAATAGTGTATTCATCAACACTTTGAGTTAAAACATTTCTACCATCTAACGCGGCACTAGGATCATTTAATCTATCTTCAAAAGTTATATTGTCTGTACTAATAACGAAATCTTTAAATGATAATAGCTTTGTACCATTATTTGTCTCTATGAGTATCTTATCAGTATTCAATATTTCCGTACCAGCATCTAAATCTGATATATTAATGATTTCGTCTTCTATTGCCATATAATTATTTAGTTATTTTAGTAATTTACAAACGCTGTTATTGTATTCGTTCTTGTAGTTATTGTATCACAAGCATTCACATCAAACAAGTCTACATAGAAATAACCAGAAGAGAGAGGTGTTGATTCAGAAGCACCAATACCGACGGCTCCTCCAGCTTGAAAATAGTATTGTATAGTGTAATCAGCTAAACTTGTTCTTGTTCCTTTAATATCTACTAAAGGAATATTGATTGTTTGTGTTTTTAATTGTATATCTTTTAGTAAGTCATTGCAGTTCCAATTTAAGAATCCACTTAAATGGACAAACCCTGTATTAGCAGTTAGCGGAACATAAAATAAGGTACCAGCTTCAATTGTATTAGGATAAGCAATTTCCTTTAAAGTAGTATCGTTTGGATCTGCTGCTCTAGTTCTATATCTTAAAGTAATTTTACTATTATTTTTAGGTTGACCAGTAGCTGTATATATATCATCAAGTGATATTTGTATAGAGTCACCGGAATTTGAATTTTTTGCATCAACCTGTACATACTCTGTTGTGAATCCTATATTAAAGACATTTGTTCCAGTGTATCTAGGTATAGGCAAAGCCGGGTCATGACCTTCTCCACCTTGTAAATTTAGATTTATTAAACTTAATCCTAACACTTCAGGATTTTTATTAATAAAGGTCAATAATATTTTTTCATTATCTTCTTCATTATTAAAATAATCTGTTTTAATTAGATTTATATTTTCATATACATCTATTGAAGGCTTAGACATTACAAATTTTACGTCAATAATATCTATCTCAAGGTCATCTCTATATAGAGAAAAATAAGCATGTCTTTCTATTTCATCAGTAAATTCTGTTTGTAGTGTTTGATTAAATGTTTGTGCAGATAATGATGGTATAATTGTAGTAGATAATGGTCTATTAATTATTAAATTTGGAGCAGAAAACCCATCACGTCCTTTAATACCTTCATCATAATCTACTACTATTTTATTTATTTTTTGAGAGGTACTATCATCATATGCAGATAAACCAGAAAGAGCAAATGTTACATCTGTGGTACCCGTTAATGCCTGAGTTTGATAGAACGTAGCCCCTGCACCAGAATTATGTTGCAATGATCCATCACTCAAACTAACTGTATATGTAAATGTATTCATTTAATCAAACCCGGCCCCCGGTAACGTAGTGTCATCTTCAATTTGCCACATGTTGAAATCTGGCCAAACTATGTCAGTTATTCCAGCAGCTGCTCTTAAATTATCTCCCGCCGTTCCTGGCAATCCTCTAATTATTTCTCGCGCGTTGGTTTCGGCGAGCGGATCAATCATGATGTTACCAGGGACCTCTGTAATAAACGATCCCGTTTCGGCTCCAGGCGATCCGCCAACTATTCCTGTTACTGTTTCTCCTGCTACATCTTGTGCTTTTGTTTTGACTTCATCAAGTAAGCATCTCTTTGTTTTTGCGTCTGGCGCGCCATAGCTATCTGATTTAATTGACTTAAATGCACCGAAACTAATTTCATCGTTATCTGGCCATAAATGACCACTTGAATAAGGTGTCATTTGACCATTAGTTGATGTGCGTAATTGCCAGTGACGAATTCCAGGATTATCAGCTATTAATTCTACACTAGCATCATTAAACGCCCGAGTTATTTTTAGTGTATTAGGAAAGATAGAAGTACTATATGTACCACCATGGTCAGGGAGTACATAATCAACTAAATCAGTAAATCCTAATTCTCCTGTACTAGTCCACCAACTTAAAGCATGTACCCAAACGGTATGTTTACCTATTCTTAGCAACCACCACTCAGTAGTATAATTATGTGTGGTTGATGTTATAGATAATATTCCGTCAGATCCTCGTCCTCCTTGCAGAGGATCAATTTCAGGATCACCAACAGGATTATTGAATTCATAAATTCTATCATCACCGTAAGAACCATCTTGCATTGATGTCGTACATGCCACATCCCATCCATACCTCAACGGTTCTTCAGCTTCTGGTTCCTCGAAAACATCCGGTGGGTCTTCAGTTGGTATCTCACCTCCACATGCAATAAATTTATTAAGAACATCACCGTGTCCTAGCGCGGCATCTGATATGGCTTTGTCTATTTCTTCAGGAGTTAAGTTTTGATATTGTACACATATATCCTCTTCAATTATTTCTGGATCAGAGGGTGCACAAAGTGTAATTTTATCTCTTATATTTTTTTCATATTTTATATTTGCTAATCTTTGCTTTGCAGGTATTGTTATATCAATATCTAATTTATCATCAGTCATTATTCCCTCAGAACTAGCTTTCATTTTTACTAATCTCTCTCTAATGTTTTGCGATGCGAGTTGCAGATAATTAGTCATATCTACGGTATTAATTTCATCAACAATTGGCTCTGTTGCATCACAAGGCTTGTTTATCTTAACACCTGTGACTTCAAATTTCTGAATTTCAAAAAAACTACAATAATTACTAGTTGTAAAAGTTAACCCTACATTAAGTGGAGCTAATTTACCTTCTTCACCCCAGGTAGTTTTTCCAGTATTGTTATCATAGGTATATTCACCAATATTTGACCATGGTTGATATGCTGCTCCAGTAGTGGAATTTGTTACGTTAGGAAGCTTAAATTCTGCAATAACATTATAGGCGTCAACACTAGAAAGTTTATTATAAATTGTAACTTTTCGTCCTCTGTTAGATAAATCTATTCTATAATCAACAAAAGGAACATCTGAACCATCAGCTAGTGTAGTAGTTGTATGCATAGGTACCGCGCTCGCTGCTTGCATAGTATTCATAGGTATACAAGTTAATACTTGAGTATTGTGATATACACTACCTCGTATACCTACAGAACATGGAGTTTGTGTAAATGTACCTGCCCCGGCATTACCAAGGTGGCCTTCACCACCATCTTCAGCATACCAACCCGGTTTTTGTTCATCTTTCATACAAAAGTTACCTCTTACATCAAAACCAACACCTAGAAAACTATTTGCGACTCTTCCTTTAGTCTCATCATTCCATTTAGTAATCGTACCGTCATCATTAACAATTTCGCCTCGTCCTTGTATAAATAATCCTTCCGTTGCTTGAGATGTTCCAGCTACCTCAGTAGCAATAAATTCAGAAGGTGCATACCCTAATGTACTACCTATACCATTAGGGACAACTGTACCAGAGTCGGGACATACATTTTCATAAAAATAAGCACAAAATCCTTCCCCCGGTCCGTCAGGTAGATATTGTTGAAGCCACCTCGAGGCTGTTACTACAGGTGTTCCTGTACTTAGATCTGTTCCTACAACTGTAGAGCTGCCATACGCTGTCATTGATGGTACATTGAACGACCGGGCTCTAAAATCTACTCTAATAGTATGTTCAGGATCAAATGCTGTATATTTAGGATTATAGGTTATATAACCACCGTGATGCATAAGCGGGAACGCAGCATTACCAGTTAGCGGTTCAATTGATCTATCTAATTGATCTGACAATAAATTAAATCCTAAACTACTCATGCTTTCTACATGAGTCGGTTTTATAAGATATTCTGGTGATCTTTCTGTTTCCCCATAAAAAGATTCTTTATTATTTCTTACTGTATTACCGCCTAGAATTAAGTCAGAGTTTAAATAACCATCAATAAATGTATATGGATTAACAGTAAATTTATTTGTGGGTATGTAAACGTCAGCATTTAATAAGAAAAAATTAGTATTTATATCTTGAAAAATAAAATTAGATATTGCAAACCCTTCTGCGTCAGTAGCATATTTACCTATAAACGTTACTGAATATCTATTGTTAGTCTTATTATAATTAATAAGTGGTTTTGTTATTGTTGAATAATTTGTACCTTCGGAGCACGTCGGTGTAAGAGCCCATATATCAGAATTTACATCTGTTGCTATTGTATCGATATTTCTTGGGTATATAGTAGATTTATAATTTGTGTCTTTATCTATTTTATATATAATAGGTAATGCACCATATACTGTTTCTATCGAACTGCCGTTTTGACATCTATCAGCGGTAATAGAGCTAACAGTACAAACAAACATTTGACTTGTTTCTTCATTGTAAAAAATATCTGATTGTTTTGTATCAAAGGGCATATAAAAATATTTACTGGGTTACTATGGCTTTCGAACTGGCTCCTACTTTAAACACTCCATCTTCAAATTTATATAATTCAGTTACTGTTTCCGCAGATGTTTGTATACATATAGTATTTTCAACTATATCAAAATTTAAAATATTACTGCTTGTTAAAATATTAGTTTTAGTTGTGGAGCTGTGTTTATTAAAAATACTACTAAATGCTGTCGATAGCGGCTCAACCATTTGAGTATATACGTTTCTAACATAAATTTCACCAGCGTCAATATATTGTTGATCAAATAAATGGACCGCGCTCGTGGTAGGGTTATTTGTCGTAGATAATTCATATGTAGTTGTTGAACTAGTATAAATGGCGGCTGTACTAATTGAATAATATGGCACCGTTGTATCAGTAAAAAAGGTTGCTATTAGATCGGTAGAGGTTCCTGGATGACCTTCGAAGCTACCACAATCTATAGCTGATACCGCAGATACAGAACCACATGATAATGCGTCAGTAAGAACAGTTGCACACGAATAATCAGTTAACGGAGCCGCGAACCCCTCTGCACTACCACTAGAACAAATAGTTGTATCACTTACAATAACAGTATCAAATACACTTGTATGTCCAGTGACGCCTATATCAGAGGTAGCTACAGCCATGTTATCTATACTATCATAGAGAGTACCGTTTGTTTCATAGAAAGCAGCACTAATTGTAGATAGTAAGGTATTGAAAAATAAACCATCATAATATTCTGCTACTGTCGTACAGGTAGATGTGGCAACTT